AGAAGAGCCCCGAGCCCACGAACATCTCGCGCATGCCGCCGGTCCAGTTGTAGCGCGTGATCAGCCCGTCGTAGGGAGAGCCCGCAAGCGCCAGCTCCCATGCCTCGCAGACGGCAGACGAGCAGTCGCGGTCGCCCTTGGTCACCTTGATGGTGCCAGCATCGGTGCCAACGTCGCAGTGGCCCGAGGTCCCGTGGCGCCCAGGCTGCGAGTACCCGTGCAGCGGGCAGGAGCAGAGGTGCTCCATGATCTGCGCGGCAACGTTCGCTCTTGAGATCGTCACGGTATCCGCCTCCTTCGTGCCAGCGGAGGCGCCGGCAACCGCGCAGAGCCTCCGCCAGTCGTCCCTGGTGCCGTAGAAGAGGTCGAGGTCCAGGTGTCCGCCGTAGCCGGGTATGCGACCGGTGCCCGTGTACTGGAAGATCAGCGGCGAGTCCCATGCGCCGAAGTCCCAGCCGTCGGTCCAGGGCTCGCTCGTGAAGCCGGTGTCCTCGTAGTTGGGGTACTGCGCCACCCAGAGTGAGTACGTCTTGGCCACGCTGGACCAGTCGTACGAGAAGAGCACGCTCTTGCTCGTGTAGATGCCGGGCGTGACGCCGGTCTTGGCCTTCACGCGGTCAAGCCACCTCTTGGCCCACGACGGCCCCAGGCTCAGCGCGTCCGCCTCCCAGTCCAGGAACGGGATCGCCTTGCCGACGTAGGGCCTGAATGCGTCGATGAAGTGGTCGGCCTCCGCCTCGGCGGATCCCTCGTAGCCACGGTCACGTGCGTAGTGGTAGCAGCCGAGCAGCTTGCCGGCCGCCAGCGTCTCATCGGCATGCCTGCGGAAGCACTCGTTGGAGTACCCTGCGCCGCCTGTCGCCTTCACGATGACGAAGTCGCAGGTCGCCATGTTGCCGACAACCAGGTCGTCCTGCCAGGATGAGATGTCGATGCCGTTAAGCCCCACGGTTGGCACCGCCCTTCGGGATGACGATGTCCTCGTCGCCCCCGCCGAGAGCGGCCATGATGGGAGAAAGGACCGCCATCACGAGCGCCACGACCAGGCCCCTCACGCTCGGGTCCAGGACGCACCAGCCCATGATCAGGTCGATGTTGGCGATAACCACGCCCAGGACACCCTGCACGATCGTGCGCGCCAGGCGCCAGTACCACTCGTTGCTTGCCAGAAACTCGTTCATGTCAGCCCACCTTTCCCTTCAAGGACTCGATGTCGTGCTTCGCGACAGCCATGTCCTGTTCGAGTTGATAAGTGCGCTCGAGGACCTGGTTGTGCTTCTCGACCTTTGCCGTGAGGGCGTCCAGCTTGACCTCCATGACGGCCCGGCTCTTCGAGTTGGAGAGGATCACCCCGACGAGGGTCACCACCCCCGTGATGCATGCGACGATGATTGACTCCATAAAGAACTGCCTCCCAAGGTTCGTTGTCCGCCCTCGGGAGGCATCGTCCTATGGCGTCACAAGGTGGCTTGGGGCATGGCAAACGCATTGCCTGCGGCATTTCGCGAGGGTATAATCGACGCAGTAAAACCAGCCGGGGCCTTTGGCAAGCGCCGGCAAGAGAAGGGACCAGGTGCATGAAGAACTAGCGATGCCCGTAACTACCCGTTGATAGAGCGCTACCGCTGGCGGCCATGCCCAAACGGGTGCAGCATCGCGTGTCCATGCACGTCCTCAACCTTCATATCCCGATCCGAACGGACTTTGCCCTGCTGCCCCGCATGGCCTCCCGCAGAACCGGAGGCACCATGCAGCTGAACCTCTCGAACATCGAGTACACATACCCAACGGCGGCAGAGCCCGCCTTGCGCGGGGTGTCGGCGACCTTCCCCCAGGGATGGACCGGCATCGTCGGCGACAACGGAGGCGGAAAGACGACCCTTACGCTCGTGGCGTGCGGGATCCTTCGGCCAGACTCGGGCTCCGTCTCGCCGTCCCTCCTGTCCCTGTACTGTTCCCAGGACGCGACCGAACCACCACAGAACCTGGAGGACTTCGCGCTCGCATATGATGGCGACGCCACGCGCCTCCGCCGGGACCTCGGCATCGAGGACGACTGGCCCTGGCGCTACGGCACGCTCTCGGGCGGCCAGCAGAAGCGCCTCCAGGTGGCCTGCGCCCTCTGGGCTGCCCCCGACGTGCTTGTCGTGGACGAGCCGACGAACCACGTGGACGCAAGCACGCGGCAGGCCATATCGTCTGTACTCGAACGCTTCGGAGGCATTGGGCTGCTCGTCTCCCACGACCGGGAGCTGCTGGACGCTCTCTGCACGCAGTGCCTCTTCGTGAGGGGCGGCACCGCGACCATGCGGCCGGGTGGCTACACCCAGGCGGAGGGCCAGGCATCGCTCGAGCGGGCGAGCGCCGTCCACGCGCACGAGACCGCCCGCAGGGAGAAGGCCCGGATAGAGCGCGAGGCCCGGCGCCGCCGCGAGGAGGCGTCCCGCTCTGAGGGAAAGCGCAGCCTCAGGGGCGTGGGCAAGCACGACGGCGACGCACGCTACAAGAAGCGCATCGCCGTGGTGTCCGGTCAGGACGGCAAGGCGGGAAGGCTGTCATCGAGGATGGAGGCCAGGCTTGCAGGGGCCGAGGCGAGCCTGGCGGCAACGCATGTGGAGAAGCGCTACGACGCCGACGTGTGGCTGGACGCCGCGCCCAGCAGGCGTAGGGTGCTCCTGCGCATGGAGCCGCAGGTTCTGGCCCTCGGCGACGCCACCTTGAGCGTGCCCGCGCTGCACATAGGTAACACCGACCACATCGGCCTCGTCGGCGACAACGGCACCGGCAAGACGACGCTCGTCAAGCGGGTCGTCGGCTGCCTCCCAGACGGAACGAAGGCTCTTTACATCCCCCAGGAGCCCGGCGATGCGGACAGGCACGCCGCCCTCGCCGCCCTGCACGACCTTCCGGATGCCCGCCGGGGCCGTGTGCTCTCGATCGTGGCGCAGCTCAACTCGGAGCCCGAGCGCATCCTGGAGGGAGATGTCGTCAGCCCCGGCGAGATGCGCAAGCTCATGCTTGCCCTGGGCATCCTCGACCGGCCCGAGCTCATCGTGATGGACGAACCCACGAACCACCTCGACCTCGGCTCGATCGTGGCCCTGGAGCGCATGCTTGCCGCGTACCCCGCCGCGCTCCTGCTCGTGTCGCATGACGCCAAGCTCGTGGCAGCCGCGACGGGGATCACATGGCGCATCTCTGGGACTGGCGACGAGTTCCGCCTCCAGATTCGGTAGACGTTCGGTCACGCCGCAGTCAGATAACCCGCCTGTCCGGCCCGGTCGATCCTCATGTACGTGTAGTTCGTGTTCGTGCTCGACCAGGCCGTGCCGTTGCCTCCGACGAGCGACCTGCAGTTGTAGAAGCACTGCATGCCGCTGATGCCGCTCGAAGGCAGCGCCCAGCTCGAATCCGCGTAGATCGTCGTCAGGCTGCCGCACCCCGAGAAGCAGTAGAACAGGTCCGTGAGCGTGGACGGGTCGAAGCCCCGGAAGTCCAGCTCGGTCACCGCGCAGGAGCTGAACGTGTAGCGCATCGAGCCCACGTTGGCCAGGTTGCCGAGGCCCGTGACGGTCGCCAGGTTCGTGCAGCTGTAGAACAGGTAGATCAGGTTCAGAGCGGCGAAGGAGCCCATGTCGCTCGCGAAGTGCACGCTCGTGAGCTGCGGGCGGTTCGTGCTGTCCCAGGGCGTGAAGCCCATGCCCGTGTACTTGCCAATGGCGCAGATCCGTCCCGTAGCCAAGAGCTCGCGCGTGGCGTCCGGCGTAGCGGTGGCCGTGAGCACGGCCTGCCCGTCGGCGTAGAAGTGCCCGTAGAACCAGGTGCGGCTGTCCGCGTTGGGGTTCGTGAGCACGCCGCCGGTTCCGAGCTTGCACACGCTGCCCGCGCTCGTCGACGTGGGAACGTAGCCGTCGGTGCCGCCCACCAGGCGGCTGCAACCGTAGAACATGGAGCCCGAGCTCGTGATGGCGTTGGTGAAGCTCGTGGCGTAGATGGTCTCCAGCTTCCCGCAACTCGTGAACATCTGCGTGGTCGTCTTCACGCCGGAGAGGTTCTCGAACCCGCGCACCTCGGTGCACTCAGAGAACGAGTTGAACCAGTACGCGCAGTTGGTCAGGCCCAAGGGACCGATGGTGCTGTCTATGTAGACCTTCCTCACCAGCAGCTTGATGGAGTCGTAGGAGCGTGCGCTCGCAGAGGAGTACCCCGCCGGGTCGATCTCGAATACTTGCACGATGCGCCCGCCTGTGACCGACGTGCGCCGCTCGTAGTAGTTGATCTCCAGCGTGCCGTCGTCGAGCAGGAGCGCACGGATCTTGTAACCCACGTCCCATTCGAGAGCGAGTATCGCAGCAGCCATGTCACCAGGCGCGTAGGGCGTCGAGAGCCCGTTCTGCCCGCGTATGGCGTCCGCGATGTCCGAGAAGACCGACTCCGGCAGCACGCCGCTCTCAAGCGTCATGTAGGGTTGCGCCTGGTAGTTCCCCGCGTCCGTGCCGTCGAGCGCTGCCACAGCAGCGGCCATCTCGCGCGGCTTGTACAGCGTCGCCACGCCAGCCTGGTATCGGATCGCGTTGGCGATGTCGGTGAGAATCGATGTCGAGACGGTTCCAACTGCCATGCCTAGAACTCCTCTTCCTCGAGGTTCGCCAGCGCGGCGATGGCGTCATCCACGTACTGCTTGGTGGCGTAGCTCGAAAGGTCGATCGTTAGCGTGCCGCCCGAGTACGAGAGCGGGCTCTGAGCGTTGATTGTGGGCGTCGTGCCTGCCGGCCCCTGCGGTCCGGTTGGCCCAGTAGCGCCCGTCTCGCCCTTGAGGTTGTGAAACGCAAATGCGAAGGTGCGTGCGGAAGCAGTGCCGCCCAGCGTGACGTTGACGGAAGGCGTGCCCGTGCTCGCATCAACTGTTGCACTAGCGCCGGTGATGGTCGCGTCAGCACCATCGTCGCCCGTGTCGCCCTTCGGTCCTTGTGGTCCCGTGGCACCGGTCGCGCCGGTCTCGCCCTGCGGTCCCGTCTCGCCCTGGGGTCCAGTCTCGCCTTGGATTCCCTGCACGCCCTGTGGTCCGCGAAGGTCTGCCGAGCTCGTGCCCGACGCGCTCGTGACGGTCAGCACCGAGCCGTTCCATGAGTGCGTGCATGGCGTGCCGTCGGCGCCGGCCGGCCCGGTCGCACCTTGCGGGCCCGTGTCACCGGTGTCGCCCTTCGGCCCCTGGGCTCCGGTCTCGCCCGTGTCGCCCTTGTCGCCTTTGGGGCCCTGCGGGCCAGTAGCGCCCGTGGCGCCCGTCTCTCCTTGTATGCCCTGCGGCCCTTGCGGGCCGGTGTCTCCCGTGTCGCCCTTCGGGCCCTGCGGCCCGGCCAAACCCTGGACGCCCTGCTGCCCCTGATCGCCGGTGTCACCCTTCGGTCCCTGAGGACCGGTATCGCCCGTGTCACCCTTGTCGCCCTTCACGCCCTTGGCGACGTCTGCCGTGGTCGTGCCGTTCCTGTCGGTGATGGTTATGGTGCAGCCGCCCTCGGTCTGCGTCACGGTTGCCGTAGGCGAAAAGCCGTCAGCACCGTCGGCGCCGTCGTAGTCGCCACGCGCCGCTGCCTGCTGGATCGCCGTTGCCACCGCGCTCGCGCTGTCCGCCGCGTCCTCGGCGGCCTCGGCCGCCTCGTTGGCCGCGTCGGCCGCAGCCGTGGTGACATCGATGGCGCCCTCGTAGCGCTTGATGGTCTCCACGAACAGGGTGAAGCCGTCCTCGCTCTCGGTGCCGCCGATGATGACGGGCTCCACGCGGATCGTAAACGCGCGGGTCGAAATGCTCTTGTCGTCCCAGCTCACCATGAACTGGGCGTCCACAGCGCCCTCGGCCTCCTGCATGGCGGCCGGGTAGTACACGACGAACTGCCCGAGCGAGGCGTCGATCTCCTCCATGGGCTCGCATCCGCGCGTGCCGGCCATCTTGTGCCGCCAGAGGAAGTAGACCTCGGCGCCGGTCAGGTCGGCGGCCGCGCCGCCCTGCCGAACGTGCAGCTCAAGGCCGCGACCCGTGGCGTCCGCAGGCGATGCCACCAGGAAGTCGCCCAGCCGCTCGTCCGCCGAGTCCCATATCATCGTGTGAAGTCCGTAATCGTCGAGCATGCCGCCCCTCTCGCCGTAGTTGCCGAGAAGAGCATCCGCCAGCGTCACAGATTAGAAGTCCAAGTCCCCGAGCTCGTCCAGGTCGTCGATCGCCGTGGTCACGGTGTTCTCCACCACGGTCACCGAGGCAGCCGTGGTCAGGTTGCCGTCTATGCCCACCACGTCGTCACGCAGCGTGGCCACGTCGGCTGCCAAAGCGCTCACCTGCGCGTAGTTCACGGGCTCCACGGTGCCGATCGTCACACGCGCCACCACAGACTCGCCGAAGGTGCGCACGCGCCGCACGACGCGGGCGGTAAGCCTCCACTCCGGGTCCCGAGACGTGTCGATAACGGCCACGGTGTCTCCCAGGTCGGCGTCGTCGCCGTCGAGGGCTGCCACGTCCACCTCGTAGCTCACCTTGGGCTGCACGGCATCTGCCAGCGCACGCCTCGTCAGAGCGAGCAGCCGCTCCGGCTCCGTGACCTCGGAGAACGTCACCTGCCCGAAGCTGTGCACCTTTGCCGTGCGGTCGGCGTTCCAGCGCCCCCACACCTCGCGCGCCGCGTTGTCGGTCACGTAGTTCAGCCCGCCGTTGATGTCGCCGAAGGTCAGCTTGCGCCGGTAGCCGGCCTTGTAGTTGCCGTCCTCGTCGGTGAAGGGAAGACCCGCCCCGAAGCCGTAGAGAGCGGTGTACACGTCCTGCTCGAGCACCGTGCGCGTGCATCCGGCCATGTTCTTGCCGTAGGTGAAGCGCAGGCCCCGCCAGTCCCCGCGCTGGGCGTCCAGGCGGATTGCCCTCGAAGCCACGCGCCCGCCTGACACGGTGATGACCGGCGTCACCTCGCCGCCCCAGACCTCGGCCACGCGCCGGAGCGCCCAGAGCGCGTTCTGGTGGTAGATGAGGGCGCCTGCCGTCCCCAGGCTCGCGCAGTGCGCGATGGACCAGCGAGTCGGCGCAAGCACCGCCGTCAGCGCCTGCCGTGCCGTGCGGTTGACGAGCTGCGCCTCCTCGATGAAGTCGTCCAAGAGCTCGCAGAGCGAGGACTCCGCGTATACGCTGCAGAGCCCCGCCACCGGCTCGTCGGTCCTCACCACCACGTGCTCGCGCCAGGTGCCGTTGTCCAGCCACAGCAGACGGTCGCCCTTGCTGGGCACGTCGTAGCTCGAGAACTCGAGCGTATCCTCGCCGTTCAGCTCCTCGGTGTGCACGAGCTCGCCCACCACGCGAAGCAGCCCGATCCGCTCGTCCCACCGGTCGAACCGGTAGAGCGTCGGCACCGAGCCCGCCATGCTAGGCCCACCTCTCGGAGAAGCGCGTCTCCACGTAGGTGCAGTTGGAGGTCGAGACGACGCAGTCGCCCGGCTCCAGCGCGAAGAAGTCGCTCGCCAGGGCGACGCAGTCCCGCGCGTCGGCGTCGTCTATGAGCACGGTCTCGCCCTGGCAGTCGATCACGACGGCCTCGCCGCCCGCGAAGTCGTAGTCCACGCGGATGCCCTTGCCGGCGGACGGCAGCGAGACTTGCAAATAGGACCCTGCGGCAGCCACCACGCGGAACTCCGGCAGCGTCGGCCAGTCACCGCCCACCTCGAAACGCGACGTTCGCTCCACGCGCTCGGCGCCCCAGCCGATGGGGTCGAACAGGGTGAAGGTCAGCGTGCACTCGCCGGCCTCGAAGAGGTTGGACCAGTCGGACGCGCCCACGAGCATCGCGTCGCGGTACTCGACCTCGGGGTCGTCGGGCAGCACCAGGCTCCCGCCGCCCGGCCAGGAGAGCCAGCGCCTCACCTTGCCGCGCATCTGCGCCATGCCGGTGAAGCCCGGGTTGTGGCCCATGTCCATGAACAGGCGCACCCGCACGTCAACGGGCGGGATGTAGCCCGACACCAGCAAGGCACCGGCGCGTCCCGGCACGGCCATCGCCTCGGCGATTATGGGGTTTGCCGCCCGCTCGATGACCTCCGCGCTGCAGATCTCGGAGAAGTCGTTCCCCGCGTACACGATCGACCTCATGCGTTGCCCCTGGCACGCCCGTAGGCCGATGCCCGGCGCTGCGACTCGCGCGCCGCCTTGTCGTCCTTGCCGAACGGCCGCGCACGCTTCACCGTTGCCTCGGCCTGGTGTCCTGACGCGTTCACGCGCTTGCCCTTGTCGCTCATAGGCTCCTCACCACCGTCAAGATCACGTCGAAGGCCCAGACGAAGCGCCCGGACCCGTCTCTTTCCTTGAAAGTCGGCGCCGTGGTGTCCAGCCCCACGATGCGCCACGATCCGTTCTCCGCCACCGGCTCCCAGCCGTACCGGCGGATCCATTTCTCGCAGGCCATCGCGTCGGCCTCGGCCTCAGCCGCCACCTCGCGCACGACCATCACGGCAACGGTGACAGTCCCGCGCTCCTCAGCCTCCATGCGGCTCACGCGCTCGAACCTGCCCTCGCGGACCACGATGGGCTCGGGCTCAACGTCCGCCGACGGAAGACTTGCGAAGTAGCTTGCGAAGTCGCCCTCTAACAGGGCTTTCGCCACCAAGAAGGAAAGCTGCAAAGCCAGCTCACCTCACCTTCAGTTCCCAGTGGTGCACGCGCCCGAAAAGGTCGCAGCACGCGTGCGACTCGGCCACCATCATCGAGTGTCCGCTCACGGCGACGCGCGATCCCGCCGGCACGTCGAACGCGCCGATGGAGTTCACGGCGTCCACGAACACCGTTCCCTGGCCCGCGTCGGCGCTTCGGTGGTCGTCCTCCGACACCTTCTGCGTCCGCTCGAACCGCACGTTGGCGATGATCTGCGGCTCCTCGAAGGTCCCGTCTGCGAGCGGCACCCTCACGGTCATAACGTCGGGCAGCGCCGAGCGCGGTATGGGCCGGATGGAGCGCATGTCAGCACACCCCCGAAAACGCCATGCCCGAGAGCCCGAGCTCCCGAAGCGCGGCCGCTGTCGCCAGCTCCTCGCCGGTCGTCTGCTGGCTCGCGTAGTTCTTGACCGAGAACTCGCCGATCTGGAAGCCGCCGACCTCGCCCGCGCCGTATTCGGCGAAGGCGTCGACGGCCGCGCACACCGCGCGCTTGAAAACGTTGCAGGTGGTCTTAGCGCCCTTCACCTCGCAGAGCCACTTCACGTGGCTGTCCGCGATGGGAAGAGATGCCGCGAAGGCGGCCTCAGAGAGACCGCCCCCGTAGGTCTGCGAGTAGAACTCGTATGTCACGGTGGATGCCACGGCTACTCCGTGGAGGCCGAGACGTACACGCCGTCGAGCTTGTTGTCGAAGAGTTCCACGATGCCGTACTTGCGGTACTTCATCATGTAGGAGTCCAGCGCCTCGAGCTCGTCCGGGGAGAACACGCGGCTCGCCACGTGCTTGTCGAACTTGATGACCGCGCTGCGCTCCACGACCATGAAGTTGATGTCCAGACCGGGTGTGGTGGTCATCTCGTAGTAAGTACCCAGGCTCGCCTTCTGCGGGCTCGCGACCTCGGTGTACACGTAGGGGCTCGCGGAGGTGCCACTGCCACTGCGTGTGTAGTAGGTCTTGCCCGAGACGATGTCGGTGTCCGTAGTGAGCTCGTACTCGGCGGCACGCTTCTGGTAGCCGAACTGGTCGTCGTCGCCGGAGAGCAGATCGATGGCCGTGTAGAAGCGCACCTGCGGCACTTCCACGATGCGCGAGAAGCGCTCGAGCACGCGGTTGGAGCGGTTCGGGTTCGCGTAGGAGAAGTCGTCCAGGACGCCCTTGAGCGTGGGCGTGATGAACAGGATGCGGCTGCCCAGAGTCACCTGGTTCTCGTCCATGGCAGAGGTCACGGTGCGCAGGTCCTCCAGGATATCCTCGGCGTCTGCGCTCGCGTAGCTTTCGGTGACTGTGGTCACGCCCGTGTGCCCGGCGATCTGCGCGAAGGTGAAGGCGTCGGCCTCCGGCGCCACCTGCGTGCGCTGGAGCTCGGCGCCGGCCTCCACGAAGCAGTCGTTGACGCCGGCCTCCTCGACGTCCATGACGTCCGCGAACAGGCGGATGCCTCGGTCGTAGTTGAAGGTCTTGGTCTCGAACTCGTAGGTGATGGCGCCGGTCTTGTAGCCCACGTTGCGGGTGTAATTCCCGAGTCCCGTCACGGAGATCTTCGGGATCAGGATCTCCTTGGCGTTGTGGCCCGCGCGCACCATGCGGCGGCCGGAGTTGAGCACGCCCGAGACGGACGCCCTCTGGTACACCTCGTCGATGACCGAGGTGTAGTTGCGTGCGAATGCGATGTTGTTGCTAGGCATGTCTTACTCCTTCTTGTCGTTGTCGGTGAGTCCCGCGATCTCGCGCCAATGCTTCAAGGTCTTGCCCTCGTCGCTGGCCGCGCCCGCGTTGGGCAAGCCGGTCGTGCCGGAGCCGCCGGAGTTTCCGCCCTTGGCGTGCTTGCCCGCGGCCTCGAAGAGCCAGGGCTCGGCCTCCTTGAGCTTGTCCACGTCGTTGTCGTGGTCAGAGAGCAAGGCGCGTGCCGCCTTCACGTTGCGGACGCCCGCGAGCTGCAGCTTGAAGTCGATGCGGTCGCTCTCGCCCTGGGCCTTGAGCTCGGCGATCTCGCCGCGCAGCTGCTCGGCCGTCTCGGCGTTCTTGGCCGCCTCGGCCACCTGGGCCTCCAGGGAGGCGATCTTCTCGTCGCGCTCGGCGATCTGCTTCTCGTAGTCGGGAGTCTCGCCGCCTACCTGCGACTGGCCCTGCTGCTGCGTCTCCTGCTGCTCTTGGCCCTGCTGTTGCGACGTGTTCTCCGAACCCTGCGTGGCTTCCTGGCCGCCATTGGTCTCACCGTCCATGTCCTGTCCTGCCTTTCGTCTCGTAAGGCGGGCAGAGACGAACAATGCCCGCACCTTTACCGGTATGGGCATCGTCGCAGCGCGTCACAAAGTCGGCGCATGAACGGAGTGCTCGTTGTTGTTGTCCACCCCGCATGAGAAAATGCAAGGGTAAAAGTGAGGCGTTGCGTTGCGAAAGGTTGTGCTTGTGACGGGCGATTTAAGACTGGCCGAAGGAACATTCAAGAAGTGTGACATGCACGTTCATTCGAGCTCGTGCTACAGCAGACGCTATGACGAAAAGACGTTCTCATCGAGTGTGCTGCACAGCGACCTCGATGTTTTGGCGGTGACCGATCACAACAGCGTTGATGTCGAGCTGTTGGAGAGATTGCAGGTAGCTCTGGCCAAGAGGAGTAAGACTCTGATAGGCGGCGTGGAAATTAACGTCAAGCTCAAGAAGTCGACAATAGACGCGTATCATTTGGTTCCCGGCAATGGCGAAAAGGGCGATTACTTCCACGCCATAGTCTGGTTCGCAATGGAACAGGCTGCGGCGATGTCCGCAATTGTTGATGAGCTATTCGTTTCCGCAATACTTGCCGCAAAAGAGGAGGACGGTCTAACCAAAGAGAGCCTAAGCGCGCTACCACGCAAGCAGTTCTCCAGGATGACCGAGGGCATTGCTATCTACCTTGAAGACTTCCAGGAAAAGGCGGCGTCTATCCCTCACTTTTTCATACCGCACGAGAACAAGGATAGAAGCCTATCCGACTACTTGCCAAACGGTACCCGCAAAAATCCGCTGCTTGCAAATCGAGCTTATAAGGACAGGCTCTTCTATTACAGCCATGCTATGGCTGTAGAAGGTGGCGAGAAGAGCCGAAAAGCCATATCGGATGGTTTAGCGAAAGAACTTCATGCGACAGTCGCTGCTCTCTTTTTCAGCGATGCGTTGACGGCAGACAAGATAGGGTCGAAGTTCACATGGATTGACTTTGATGGTGACCTCGATTCATTGCTGCTTGCGATTAGCGATCCGGAAAGCCGCATAAAGACTTCGGACGAATGCCCGTCTTTGCCGCAGACTAACACTGCGGCATTCCTGGAGTCGGTATCATTTGACGTGTTCACCGATGGCAATGGCGGAAGTCGTCAAACGTGCAATTTGACTTTCTCTCCCGGCTTCAATGGCATCGTTGGTTCGCGAGGCAGCGGCAAGTCGCTGCTCGCGTGTCTGTTGGCAGGCAAGGGCCTTGATACATATGCCAAGTTCGTGGACGAGGACAGCGTCAAATTCACGACGCATGGGGGCGTTCCAATGACAGACCACCCTTCATGTCTCTATCTTGGCCAGGGCGAATTAGAGTGCATCTACAGGGACGGGAAGTATGAGGAGATCCCGTTTCTGGGCGAACACGTCTCACCTTTGAAAGCGGATGCAGAAAAGGAGTCGGGTAAGGCTAAAAGCCGCCTTATCGAAATCCTTGATTTAGAGAAGAAACTGCTGCTCGCTTTTTGCGCCAAGTACGAGTCTGGCTCTATCCGTTTGGACCATCTCGATTCGGAAATGCCGTCGGGTGTGTCTATCGATGCACCAACCTTCCCAGCAAAAGACTGGCCCAAGATAGACAAGGCGAGGTCGGAGCTTTCGAGCATGGAGGAGTCGCTAGCGTCTGCGGCGAAAACAGCGAGTTCAATCACCTTCAAAAGCAGCTATCCCGAAGACGAGGAGCTGTTCGTTGCCTTGGATGATGAGGCGAGCGCCATAAAGGGCGAACTCACCAACCTCAGGCAGAGGGTCGCCCGCCTATCACTCCTCTTGAACGAAGTAAATCCGGAGTGGTTCGAGGGCCGTGACCAACTCGTGTCGCTGTTCGAAACCACGATTGGTGAATATAACAATGCAAGCGGTTCGACGGCTCTTACGCAGTATGGCCAGAAGACTGCCAAGGTCGCTGCATTCCTCGACGATCTTCTTGAGCTTCGCTTATCTTTGGACTACCTGAACGAACAGGCACAAAGAGCCTATGAGAAGATGCACAAGCCTATTGATCCGGTCGAATTGCAGAATGAAGCGGACCGAATATCAATCAACCTTGTCTATAGCGAGGAGTCGACGTTTGACGAGAAGTTTGCTGAGCCGTTGAGCAGCTCAACTACTCGCAACCACCAGACTCTTGTCGAGGCATTCTTGTGCCAGCGTAACAGTGACAGAATGCACAAGAAGTTCAACGGCAACAAGGTCAAGATAAGTGCGAAACAGGGTATCGTTGCGCACTACAACAAGTTCTTTGAGCTAGTAAAAAAAGAGGTTACCGGTTCTGACAGCCTAAGCGTAATCATTACGCTCAAAGATGTGTCGATAGATGATATGTCTCCCGGCACAAAGGCCCAAGCGCTCTTGAAGTTGTTCCTGAACGATGAGGTTGTTGCAGGCAGATGGGTGTACATCGTACTCGACCAGCCAGAGGACAATCTCGATGTTGCGACTATCAAGGATTTCCTGATTGACCGGCTGAAGAAGCTCAAACTCAACGTCCAGTTCTTCGTGGTAAGCCACTCGGCACCAGTCGTTGTAAACGGCGACGCCCGTACGGTCGTTGTATGCAAGAACGACGAGGGATCAATAAGCTACACGTCTGGCGTAATGAATGACAGCCACATCAAGCAGTCGATAGCCGACGTTCTTGACGGAGGCGAGAGATACCTGAAAATGCGCCTTAACAAATACAATTTTCAAGTAGGAGATGAACGATGATAAAGACCAGTTCCAACGGCAACATAGTAATCGAGGTTGGCGGCAGATCCTATGATCTCTCCGTTTCAGATCAATACGCGGACTTTCTGTTGTGGGTAACCTCGCCTGACGAGAAAACGGTCATTGACCAGGATACGTTCAAGGTTGCCGAAGATGTTCCAGAAGAGCATCAGGCAAAGGTGGCTAGGTACGCCGATTTCCTAACTGACTACTCACAGAGAAGACAGAGCAAGTTGAATGACATAAAGCAGACGCTCAATACCGACCAAAGAGAATCTGACATCAAAGCATTCATCGAGCGTCTAGCAAACACCGACGCGTAGCCTTGCAGCCAGGAGCAAAAACATGCCAGTTATTTCACTAACCTCAAAAGAAGTGACGTTTCTCGCCGAGCGAGATTATCGCCTGCATCATCTGATGAAGTATATCGGCGACCTCGAATACAGTCGGCCGGAATCGGCTTTCCACAGCCTTGCGCATTCGATCATAGAACAAATGCTTTCGATGAAAGCAGGTCGTGCTATCGAATCTCGCCTTCAGGAGCTGTGCGACGGGGACTATACGCCTGAGCGTATAGCTGACATCACTGCTGAAAACATAAAGAGCTGCGGTATGTCATTTCGCAAGGCGCAAAGCCTCAAGACGCTTGCGGAGTACGCGCTTGCAAATGATCTTGAAGCGTTAGCCGAGCTGCCGGATGATCAAGTCTACAAAACGCTAGTGCAGCTCCCTGGCATAGGGAAATGGACTTGCGACATGTTCATGCTGTTTTACCTCGGTCGCCCTGACATATTGCCCGTAGAGGATGGCGCGCTTCGCCAAGCGTTCGAATGGCTCTATGGCGCTCCTATTGTCAGCAAGGAAGTTCAGGCGGTCGTTTGCTCGCTATGGCGTCCATATTCATCAACGGCAGTGCGATACCTATACCGCGCCTTGAATACGGGGCTCGTAAAAGAATTCGCTCAGCCCGAAATGCTTTGGTCGTAATGGCAAGCTGCCAGCCTGCCGTCATTATCTTTTAGCGTCAGAGTTGGTGCCAATCGTCTGCTTTCGCGAGAGCGCCATCGTGGCCTCTCCGCAGACGTGACATAATTGAATGCTTGTGTTGAGTCTATCTAGAAGGGTTGGGTACCTGGGCGTGTCCGCTTATTTGGGTCTAAAAGATGCTGCGTCTCAAGAACGATTGCTCGTGGTTGAATCGAGCGTGAGTCGCGACTACTGCGCCTTTATGACGAGCGGCTTTGATTGCACGCCGAGGAACCGGTCTAAGGCTATAGGCCAGTTCTTGACGCCGAAGCAAGTGTATGACGCCATGATTGGCGATATCATGCAGAACTTTGATCTTCGCCAGGATTCCGTCATTAACGTAATCGACCCCTTCTGTGGCGATGGCCGTCTAATTGCTGCGTTCTTGACCGTGCTCGCAACCGCAAACAACCATCCGAAGAAGGTCGTTGTTACGGCCTGGGATATAGACGAAGCGATTATCAATGCGGCTACGGAAACGATTTGCAAGGCGGCAACGGATGCGCCATTTGAAGTCGTTGTTACCACCCAAGTAACGGACGCATTTGATTGCGACCAAGCCCTCTATGGTTCTTTCGATATTTGCGTTACCAATCCACCCTGGTCATCGACGAAATCACTTAAGGCAAACGCCTTTGCCACCAAGGATGAGTACGAAGCGTATCAGGCGTTAACCAATGCCTACGGTCGATTGCTGACAGAACGGTATCCCGAAGTTAAGGGAAGCAAGTCTTTCGGCGCAGGCGCGTTGAACCTCTCTCGTTTCGGGCTGGCCCTTGCGTTGAGGCTCGTCAAAGAATCTGGAATCTGCGGGATCGTGATGCCGTCATCACTCGCAGCTGATACATCCTCTGCAGTTCTAAGACGGTCAATGCTCGATCACTTCTCTCTCAGAAGTCTTCACTATTATCCAGCCGAACTAAAACTGTTTGCCGGTGCCGACCAGGCCGCAATTTATCTCGTTCTTGATGCAAACAAAAACGATAAGCCCGGTCGAGTGGTTAGCCACCTCAAATCGAAAACGGTCGATTATGCACTGGATGGCCATTTCTGGAATTACTCCCTGACCAACGGCTGGATTATCCCAGTTGGTTACAAAGAAGAAGAGATTCGCCTTATAGAGAAGCTGTCGCTCATGCCGACGCTGGGTTCCTGCGGCGATATTACTCTCGGCAGAGAGGTTGACGAGACTAGGATAAGCGAGCGTCTTTGCGACAGGAGCCCGTATCGGTTCGTAAAGGGTTTCATGGTCACATGCTACCGGCTCTCTGACAACGAGAAGTGGTACTACGATGACAGTAAGTCGCCTATACCCCCGTCCGCAATGTCGGAGAAGGTCGTTTGGCGGGACGTTTCGCGCGTATCTCAGAAAAAGCGCGTAAAGGCGACGCTACTTTCGCCTGGCCATGTTGCGGGCAACTCGCTTGGCGTCGCGACATGCACTGATCCAAAGAAGCTTAGGGCGCTATTGGGGATACTGAATTCCAGCGTCTTTGAGTTCATGGCGCGCACGGTCCTAACCACAAACCACGTATCATCCGGGATGCTAAAGAGGGTGCCGTATCCGAATCTAAGCGACGATTTGCTTGAAAAGATGTCGGTCGTTGTCGATAAGATTCTTGCCGACCCATCTGATAGCTCAATGCTGGCGCTCATTGACGACTTAGTCGCTGAAGCGTACGACCTGTCGCCGGATGAGCTAGGCGTCGCGCAAGAAGCCGTTAATCCCGATGGACAACTTGTAATGGAACTATAGGAGAAGCAAAGTGCTTGATAATCACATCGCCCCTTCGCTCAGCGAGCTCGATATGATGGGCATTTCTTATGTGCCAGAGGGTGGCAACTGGAAGAACATTCCCGAAAGCGTTCCCTCGAAGCGTCTCGATCAAATCAGAAAATCGTATGCCGAGGGGAAAGGCAGCAGATCAACCTACTATGGTAGGCTGACACGGGATATGCCCGCATATACGATCAGCACGAACTTCAACCGCCCTGGCTGCGGCTGCAACACCCATTACACGCAGGACCGCACACTTACATATCGCGAGGCAGCAAGAATCCAGTCGTTTCCGGACGACTTCGTTTTCCTCGGATCAAAAGCGTCGGTTGCCAAGCAGATAGGCAACGCTGTACCTCCGCTTTTGGCATATCAGGTTGCAAAAGCTCTTCCGATTAAGGGAGCGTTCATAGACCTGTTCGCAGGTGCAGGCGGTCTTGCGCTTGGCTTTGTCTGGGCTGGGTGGCAACCGATCGTTTCCAATGACATCGTTCCCGATTTCCTTAAGACGCATGCTGCAAATATTGACGGTGCAACAATTTGCGGTGACATCTCTGACCCCGAGATTCTTAATTCAATTTGCGATGCAGCGGCGAAGTTTAGGAAGGACAATCCTGACTCCCCGCTCTTTGTCCTCGGCGGTCCACCTTGTCAGGGGTTTTCGACGGCCAACTATCGCTCAATCCAAGATGCACGCAACTGGCTTTTCAAGGAGTACACAAAAGTGCTTGCGAAAGTCAAACCAGATGGCTTCATATTCGAGAACGTCACAGGCATATTGAACTTCGAGAAGGGCACGTTCTTTCCTCGCATCCTCTCCGAGCTTGGAGAGCACGTCGAGGCCTTCAAAGTCAACAAGGTCAACTGCGCCAACTATGGAGTTCCGCAACGTAGGGAAAGGGTTATCGTCCTAGGCGCTGCACAACATGTAGTTGATTCGTTTGAGCTTACGCCTATCACGCGTATCGAAGTCAGAACCAAGAGCATCTCGCGAATCACCAATGCCGGCGTTGACGAGAGCTATCCATTGGTGCCGTCCGTTATGGATGCGATAGGCGATTTGCCTGAAGTTGCAGCAGGTGAGGACGCAAGCGCCGAAGAATACGCCTGCGCCCCATCCTGCGAATATCAAAAACTCATGAGAGGGTTAACGGATCCCGCATCGTACATCTCGTACTATCAGAACATGTCGTCGTAGTCGGTGCGCGTGTAGCGAGGGTCATCCCACATAGACGCTAGACGCTTGCCAACACCGTCCATGTAAGCGTCAATCGCATGCTTCGCCGCTTGATATTGCCTATCGCCCTCGAATACGTCCGAGCATGGCAAGCCATCAGCGATGTTCTTGAGTGTTTCGGCGTCTGAGAAATCCTCCGATAGCTCTTCGGCTAGCGCTTCATTCAGGTCCTGATAATAGTGAGGCGACTCGAACGCAGAGGCCGCACGCTCGATTTCTGCGTATAGGGCATTAGCGCCAGCAAACTCTACCAGAAGTCCGTTACGGTTTTCCTTTTGCGCATAGGTACTCAGAGCCTGGAAGGCGACGCGGATTCTCCGGGCCTTTTTGATTCGCGAGTACTCGAGAGTCGACGGCCTTACGCTGAAGTTAACGTAGACAGTGCTCTTGTCGTCCATCCACCAATCCGAAATGTCGTATTCGTAATTCGCGTATAACAGATTTAAGAATGTCGTGAGAAAGACAAGGTGGCCATCCAGCATCAACCTTTCGAGGAGCATCATGGCATTGTGTCGGTTGTCGCGTAGAACACGTGAGAGCTTCACAGCGTCATCGGGAGTTTCCACAAGGTTCTTCAGTCGGTTCCAGACGGGTGCGCAATACCAAGATGCGATGTCTTCTCCATCTTGCTCTGCGGCTATAAGCTTCTGCACATCTGAATAATACATTCTGTTGTTCTTTGCGCTGTTACAAGGCGTACACAGCGGTTGAAACACTGGTCTATGAGAAAAGCCGAGTGAGATAGGCCCGATGTGATCGGCTGCACAAGGCAATGGATGATACGTTTGCCCGTCATCATTCATGCAGGGAATTTGCTGCACTTCTGCATCGCTGCGGAAAAGCCCCATGGCCATATTTGCCTCGACCCAATTGCCGTCGACCCAATACTCAAAAGCCCTGCGGTCAGTTGAGTATGAAGCGAGGTTGCTCTTCGAACGACCCTTGTCAGCAGTAGACCTGCAGCATCTGTTGTATGTGTGAAAGCCGTCTAGCCTGTCTGGAGCATTCGACATCGCTCCAGGGCTTAGCAAGCTGGGTTCGGAAGGGATATAGAAGTCGTTCAACCATTCAATGAAGTCCTCAGTGCTATCAAAGGAAGGTATATCTGGCACCGCTTTGCATTTCAAACAACGGCCCAAATCGTCGAGTCGCTCTTCGCCATAGAGACTTTCAAACTCAACGACAAGATCGAGGATGTTAGTGCAGTAATCAACTTCAAGCTCATCAGTAACATACGGCAGCTTCATAATCCTCTTGATCAGGATGGAGCTAAGATAACAATACCTGATGTCCATTATCCTACCGCAGCATTTGCAGGGCTTTTGCTTTGTGGGGTGAATCAGCTTCGCAACTTTGCTAATCCATTTATCCTCGCTTGTAGATATTCCAACCTCCTCTGCCTTCTTCTTCCACCAGGCAAGTCGCTTATCATGCGTGAATTGGAATTGCCCAGCGCCCCTGTTTGAAGGAGCCTCCCACTGAATGCCTCCATCGGCTTTATAGAGGTCAGGCATTCCAGCGTATGCGGGGTCGGTAACAATCTCTTCCTCATACCTCTCGAACACTTCATTAGGCGGTAATTTCGGCATAGCAACTCCATCTCATCACGTGAGCGCATTTAAATCTCACGGTGGTAATGGTGCCGCTAAATGGCCGTTTTCGCAACCGCATATGCCACTGGCTGAGTTCAATTAACAAATGAAGGTGTTCTTGGGCAGTACGCTAGTCGAATGCCACATGACCGTGCGCTAATAGCAACTTGAATGCGAAGGAACTGCTTCGTCATTGAATTTATCTGCCGCCGGGCCGTGCGCACAAGCCACGCAAGCGCAGGCTCATCGAGGGTTGGGCCGCGCCATGGGCAGGGGCGCCGTGGGGCGCGGGTCGGGCCTGCCATGCGGGCAGCGGGCGGCATGCAAGTCAACCGGGGACGGCCGGGAGCGTGGCCGTCGTCCGTGTCTTCGCGCTCCGCCTCACAGCCCCGCTGACGCGGGTCTGTTCGTCGGGCGGCGCTCAGCCACGGCCGCCGTCCACGCTCCCGGCCTGCGCTGGCACACAGGGGGCCGTGGGCGCGTGCGTCTTCGCCACGGCGCTTCACAGCCCGGCTTTCGCCGGTCTGTTCAGCGCTGCGGGCTCAGCCGCCCACGCCCACGGCCCCCTGTGTGCCAGCGCCTGCAAGGTTATCGGGCCGCCCGCTGCCCGCATGGCAGTCCCTCCCTCGCGCGCCCCACGGCGCCCCTGCCCATGGCGCTCCCGCTTTGGAGTCGTGCGCTTGCGTGGCTTGTGCGCACGGCCCGGCGGCAGTGACGGCGTGTGCGGCAGTCACCGTGCCCGGGTCGGCCGTGACGGATCTCGGGCCCCAGACAACAGGAGACGGCCCGCAGGCCGTCCCCGGAGAGCTAGTATGCCGTTGTGAATGCCCGCGTGGCTACTTGACCAGCTTGAACCCCACCGTGCCGTCGGGATCCGCCACGTACACGCGCGTGGCCATCGCCGCGTTCATCTCTTCCAGCGTGTCCCAGGCGCCGAAGGCCCACAGAAGGTCCTCGTACATGGTCTGGTCGGAGGGCACCAGGTCCGGGTCCACGCCGTCGAGCATCTGACCCAGGGTCATCGGGCCCAGCTCCTCGCAGTGGTAGACCGTGTCCAGGTCGGGGAGCTTCCAGGCGGCGGCTTCCTTGGTAATGGTGGCGGTGGTCATGGAGTCCTCCTTTACGATAGAGATTAGCAACTGATAATATAGTAAGCCCATGGGCAGGTATTATCAAGTGCTAATCATGCCTCCATAGAGATTACACATTGCTAATCCATACCAGCTGGGATAAACTGTATCCGTACACCTGGGGAGAGGGGCTATGGGTATGCAGATCACCGAGGCCATAAAGCACATGTGCGAGAAGAGCGGCAAGGGCGTCGTGGGCGCCTCCCAGGCCCTCGGGAAGTCCCGGATGTACCTGTCCGCGCTCATAAGCCGTGGGAGCTACCCGCGCACCGACACCCTCGTCCAGATCGCCCAGGCGTGCGGCTACACCGTCGAGCTCGTGAGGGACGGCGAGAGGATCGAGCTCGAGGCCGAGTAGGGCCCTCACTGCTTTTCACCATCCCCGATACTGCCAGCACCAATCTCGGCCGCCCTGGCGCGTGCCACGCTTTCCTCTTCTCCATACCAGCGCATGCGATACTCCCAGGCGCCCATGGTGACGCCCACTTCCTTCATGTCCTGTTCTTTCTCGGCGGCCGTGTCCTGGATGATGGAGTCATCAAATTGGATCCTTGTCTCGCCCTCATTGGGAATGGACTCGTCAAAGCCACGCGACACGTGCATGGCCGCCCTGGCTATGGAGACGATCGCCCCCTCCAGGCTGTTCTCATGCCTTCTGATGTTGCGCATGAGCGCCGAGTTATCCGAGCTAACCTCTGTGGCCGTCTTCACATACCCCCGCGAGTCGTCCATGTCGAAGTAGTTGATGCCGAAGCCCGTTAGGTCGCCGAGCATCTGCAGGGCCACGCGGAACGCCTCGATCTGCCCGTTCGTGCGCAGCGCCGGCGCGAACTCCTGGATGGTGTCTTCCGTCGACATGACCTTGCGGAATACGGTGCAGTCCTGCTTGCCGAACGGGATGGTGACGTTCTTGTTCCCGTCGGTTTCCCTGTCGAAGAGAACGTCCGAGAGGAACACGCGCATCTTGCTCAGGTCGATTTCGTTGATGAGCGCGTCGAAGGTGAGATCCACAGCCTGCACCGCATCCACCGCATCCGCGAAGACGCTCTGCCCGTAGGGCGACATGTCCACGCGCGTGTTGGTGACGGCTGGCTTCACGATGCCGAATGTGGGGAAAGGACAGCCCGTGTCATAGATCGGGAGGATGCCGACAGGAGCGAGCTCGTTGCCCTCATGGTCGAAGCACACGGTGACGATCCGGTACGTCTCCTCGCTTTCATCGGTGAGAAGAACGTCCGCATTGTCAGGTGAAGGTGTGGAAGGTGAAGATGGGGAAAGGTTTGCCGAGAAGCCCATGCCGCCCTTGAGGTGCATCTGCAGCTGGTCCACCGCCTTCCCACGGTAGAAGGCCCTGGTGACAAAAGCGCACTCCGTGATGCCGTCCTCGTCCCATGAGAGAGGTATCACCATGCGAGCGTCGTAATGACGAATGCGAACCTTCCGCTTGCCAAGGTCAATCCACAACGCCCAGGCGCCCGTGCCCAGGCCGAATGCCCGCACCACGGTGGCCTGCGCCGCGTTCATGAAGTTGGTGGATGAGAAGAACGAGTTGATCCAGTCGGTAGCCTTCTGGTTCTCACAGACCACCTTCACTTCCTCGTTGAGGAGAAGAGAGCCCCATTCCTTGCAAACGCGCATGGCAGGGTGAATAGACCGACGGTGAACAGCGTACACGCGCCCCATGCCGTCCTTGTCCCTATAGTCGTAAAACTCGCCCCTGGCCGACATCCAGTCATCCCACGAGCGGATCCACGGCTCCATGTCATCCAAGGGAAGGACAAACCCGAGCTTACGCAGATAGTCCTTCACATGCTCCGGCACCCAGTACTCGTCCAAGCTATTCGTGCTCATGCGGAAACCTCCTCCAACCGTGCGAATAGGCAAGGTGAAGTGTCCGCTGCCGTCACAACCCCATCTGTGCCTTAGAATTTGCCGAGAAGGGCAAGTGCAAAGGAGAAGCCGCGTTGGGCGAATCGGAACTCTACAAAGAGCTAGGCCAGCTGACCAAGGACAGGGAGAAATGGGAAGAGAAGATCCCGTACGTGTCGTCCCTCCTTGCCCATGAGTCGGTGAAGATACAGGCGAAGGCGCTCTGGCTGCTCGGCGAGATGGGCCTCGCGCATCCTCAATCGGCACGGGAAGAAGTGCCGAGAATAGCGTCCTTCCTAAACAGCCCCGTTCCGCTTTTGCGAGAACGTGCCGTCAACGCACTCGGCAGGGTCGGACGAGCCGACTATCAGGCGATAGGGCCGCACTGGGCAGACCTCTTCCGCTTTGCAGATGATGAAGAGGCGAAGGTCAGGCTCGCGTTCGTCTGGGCATCTGAGAACATCGCCACCAATACGCCAGACATCTACGAAGGCAGCATGCCCATGTTCGAGCGGCTTCTTTACGATGAGGATGACAAGGTGAGGATGGAAGCGCCCGAGATCTTCCGCGTCCTCGGCAAGCGCCGGCCCTCGTTCGTCGAGCCCTACGTGGAGCAGCTGCAGAGGATATCCGAGACCGACGACAACCGCGTCGTCCGGATCCATTGCCAGGGCGCGATCAAGGCGACGGTGCAGGCTAGGCGCCAATAAGGGCGAGAAGAGCCAACGTCACCATCGCGCAGGCCAGCACCCGCATGATTTGGAAGATGGCGAGAAGAACCGTGATGCCCAGGGCAAGCAATATGGCGAGAAAAACGACGAGAGCAACCATTGCCTAGCCTCGCAATACGTCATCCATCATGGCATAGCGCACAGCGTCGATGGAATGGTCGTTGCCGTCGGGAATCTCGTCTATCCAGTTGCCCTCCTTGTCCTTCTCGAACTCTTTGAGGGTGAATTCGGAGAAGGTCAGCGGGCAGCGCTCAGGGTCGATCACGATCTCGCGCAGCCCTGCCAGCCACTCATAGCTAAGCCTTCGCATCCTGGCCTTCCTGGCCGCATGCACGCGAAGCCCGAGCTCGCGCCTCCACACGTTCATCTGAACCTTGCTATCAGGCGTGTCGTCGCAGTAGATGATCTGGTCGTGGAAGTAGGGCTCCGCACCCTGTTCGTCCGGGAAGGTGAGAGAATCGACCACGATCTTGCCCGTCTCCGCCGGCATCATCTTGTTGGCCGAGTGCTCCTCGAATATGAGAAGGCGCCGCGCGTCCGGCTCCCAGGCGCAGCGCACGAAGCGCCACGGATCCGGGAACCAGCCCCAGTCCACGCCGTTTCGGATGCGTTGGAAGGTGCGGATGCGGGAGTCGGAAAGCTTCGCCTCGTGCACGTTGTCGAAGATCGCGCCGCCCGTGCCGGTGATCTCGCCCAGGTACTCCCAGCGCCAGGCCTTCTCGTTCGTGTCGCGCAGGTACTCCGCCTCCTCGACAAAGGGTGCGCCCAGCCATTCAGGGTGAGAATCGATCACGTCGAGATAAGAGCTCCCGCGCACCAGCGTGTCGTCGCGCCGAATGCGCTCCAGCCGCTCCACGTTCACCCACGACCACATCGTCTTAGGCGGGTTATAGCTGTAGAAGATCCAGAAGCGGTCACCGCCACGGCGAAGAGAATTGAGAATGCTTCGCACGGCCTCCACGCCCTCGAACTGGTCCAGCTCCTCGAACCACACCACGCTGCAATAGCCCTTGGTGAACTTCACGCCCTTCAACTTGAGAGGATCGTCCGCGCCTCGGAACACGATGCGCTGCCCGGTAGGGGTGTAGGTGATCTCCATGGGGGAAACGCGGCAGCGGAAGACGCCCTCCAGCCCCAGCACCTCGATCGCCCACTGGATCTGCTGGTAGACGGAATCGCGCAGGGTGTTGGAGAAGCGCCTCACCACCACCGCGTTCGCCTTCGGGTTGGCAATGACGAGAAGAACAATGGCTATGGAGATGAACGAGCTCTTCGTGGAGCCGCGCCCGCCCGGCAGCCAGTAGTGCGTGTGTCCGTGGGCCATCACGTCGCCGAGCACCGGGTGGAATCTGGGGATGACGAAGTCTGAGACGTTGGTCACTCGGAACCACCGCCCTCGCCGTCGGAGTCGTCGGCCATCGGCTCGATGACGAGACCGAGGGTGAGCTGCACGGGAGCGTTGTCGGCCTCCTCGGCCTTGCGCTCCATCTTGCCGTACTCCATCGGGTACTTGCGCTCGAGCAGCCAGGCCGCCGCCGTCCAGTACTGCGCCCGGCTCTCGGCCGCCGACTTGATGGTCGTGAGCAGGCATCTCTTGTACTGGGCCTCGGCCTTTTTTAGTTCTTCGTATAACGCGCGCTTCACTCCGGTCTTTGCGTTCTCGCCCTCCTTGAGCCAGCGGTAGAACGTCGCCTGGTGCACGCCGATCGCGGCGATGATGTCCGCGTCGCACAGTCCGTCGCGCTTGAGCTCGACGATCTGCTCCACGAGCGCGTATGTTAGCTTCAACTTCGCGGGCATGGTGCCACCTCCTCACGGTGGCATGTTCCCCGCGCGTCACAAACTGGTCTGGACCTTGTCCCACGGACAGCCGTCAGGCTGGCGCAGGCGCCAGATCGTGCGGACGAGGCGGTCGAAGTCGGGATGCGTGGTCGGCGCGCCCTTGCGCGAGCGCGTCTCCTCGTCGATGCGGTCGCAGGCCTCTCGGATGTCAGACAATGCCTACAGCTCCTCGGGGTAGTAGAAGTTCCAGTCGCGGCGGAAGTCGGTCATCATGCGCATGACGTCGACGGTGACGTCCATCTGCGCAAGGGCCTCCTCGTCGCCCGCGACGGCGGCCTCGAGGTCGGAGAGCACGTAGCAGAGCGCCAGCGGACGCTCGCCTGCGCGGAAGGTCTCGACCTCACCCGTCTCGGTCCACACGATGGTGGCCTCGTCGGCGCGCGGGTACTCGATGATCTCGATGTAGGCCTTGTCGGCCGAGACGACGGCGCGCTTGGGCTGCTTGGAGTGGAGCGTGAGCGAGATGACGCCCATCTGGCCCTCGGCATTGCGGAGAAGCAGACCGCTCGTCATGTCGACGCCGGTAGGCGCGGGGTTCATCATCGAGAGGTGCTCGTTGGGCGTGGACTCCATGAAGAGGCGCATGAGGGTGAGCGAGTAGATGCCGATGTCGAGCATGGCGCCGCCCGCCAGGTTGGGGTTGAAGAAGCGGTTCCTCTCGTTGTACTCCTTGAAGCTGCCGAAGTTCTCCTGGATGAGGTTGACGGTGCCGAAGTCGCCCGCCTTGGTGCGGCGGACAAGCTCCTTGTAGAGCGGCATGTGGAGCTCGGTGCAGGCGTCCATCAGCACCACGTTGTTCTCGCGGGCGAGGGCGATGGCCTCGGCGAGCTCGTCGGAGTTGAGGGTGATGGCCTTCTCGCACATCACGTGCTTGCCAGCCGCGAGGGCCTTGCGCAGGTAGGTGATGTGGGTGTTGTGCGGCGTGGTGATGTAGACCGCGTCGATGTCGGGGTCGGCGAAGAGATCGTCGATCTGGTCGTAGACCTTGGGGATGCCGTACCTCTCGGCGTAGGCGACGGCCTTGTCGTGCGTGCGGTTGGCGACGCCGTCGATGATGCGGCCCTGAAGTGCCAGTGCCTGTGCCATCTCGTTGGCGATGACACCGCAGCCCAGCACGCCCCAGCGGAGCTTTGGCGCGGTTCCCACGGTGATGGTCTGCTCTGACATAACGGCTCCCTCTGGTCGTAGTGCGCATGCGAGTCAATTGTAGCTTGTGGGCTGGGGCGCGGCTCATACAAAGGGGTGAAAGGGTGAAAAGCTTTCGGCCTTTGCACCCTTTCACCCTCGCGTCACTTGCCGTCGCGCCGGTCCCGCCTGGACTTCAAGCCGTACTTCCTGCAGAGGCGGCTGTTCCTCTGCCGCATCCGGTCGCGTTCTCGCCGGATCGCGGCCGCCTCGGCCTCGTCAGCCTTCTCCTCGCGCTCGCGCTGCAGGATCTCGTTGAAGGCCACCTCCTCATTGAGGTGCATGATCTCCGTGCACATGGGGCAAAGGCCGCTCTGCCTGTTCAGGCGCACGCCGACGACGCCGCACTCGGGGCACACCTGCTGCACGCGCAGGCTCACGTGGCATCGGCTCGCCTGGCTCTCGATGGACCGGGCTGATCGGTCCGTGCCGCACTCGCGGAGCAGGGCGTCGTGCACGGCATCGACGCCCAGGTGTCCGTTCGCCCGCATCACGTCGAGCTCCTTCGTGGTCCAGGCCCTCCATCCCTTCGCGCTCATGACGGGCACCGCCCCGGGTGAAAGGTCGGGTGAAAGCCTTTTGCCCCCTCAAGCCTCACGGGAAGGGTGCGGGGGTGTGTTGTCGGGGCGTCCTGTCCCCGACACACATCCCCCTCCCCACAAAAAGTTCTATATATAAGGGTTTGTTTACCCCCCTTAAACATGGAAATTTGCACCCTTTCAAGCCATGGGAAGGACACCTTGCGCCCCCTCTCCATTGCCAGCGGCATCGCCAGAAGAGCCAGAAGTTGCCGCATCATTTACGACGCTGCGAACGATGAGCGCCTTGCCGGTCTTGGGGTCGAGCGTCTGCTCGAAGCGGTTGGACTCCTCGAGCCAGCGGCGCACGGTGGGCAGGCTCCATCCCAGGGACTTGCGCACTTCGTCGCGCTCGCAGCTCTCGCCACGCCCGATGAGCCGGTCGCACACGCCCTCGAGCGAGGCCACCTTGCCCAGGTTCTCGGCCTCGGTGCGCAGCTTCCTGGCCTCGGACACGCCGCCGTAGTTGGGCTTGCAGTCGGCCAAAAGCTCGGTGTGGTCGACCTCGTGCAGCGGGAATACCAGCCACAGGTCGAGCGGGTCCTTCTGGGCGAACTCGCGCAGGGTGAACGACATCCGCCAGCCAGTGAGCCGCTTCACGTCCGCCAGCTTGTGCGACTGCCGCGCCATCTCCAGCGTGCCGGGCTCGAGGATCAGCTCGGTCATGTCGAGCACGGCATCCGGGGCACGGCCGAACACGCCAGAACCGCTGCCACGGTCGATAGCCGACTTCAAGCCTTGAGCTCCCTTGGAGTGGTGGTGGCTGATGACCACCGTGCACTCCAGGTTCACGCAGATCTCGTCGAGCTTGGCGAAGAACTCGCGGATGTCCTTTGCGTTGTTCTCGTCGCCGTCCTGCACCATGTAGGCGGGGTCGATGATTACCATGCCGAAGTCGCCCGCCTTGCAGCGGCAGAAGAGCTCGGCCGCGATCTCCTCCAGCGAGCAGGACTTGCCGCGCAGGGGCCAGAGCGTGAGGTTCTCGCGCACGGGCTTGGCGTCGGCGCTCTTCGCCTCGGCCACGCGAGACACGCGCTTCTGCAGCGTCCTCGGGTCGGTCTCCAGATCCACGTAGAGAACCTTCCTCTGGGCGCAGCGGAAGTCGATCCACCATCCACCAGTCGCCACGCTCACGGCCAGGTTGATGAGGCACCACGTCTTGCCCGCCTTGCTGGGCCCGGTCAAGAGCATCTTGTGCGTCTCCAGGAGCACGCCCTCGATCACCTCTGCCGGCATCTCGGGCAGCTCGTCCTTGAGCACGATGGCCTGCTGGAAGGGCGGCAAGGACGATGAAAAGCCGTTTGTTGCCGCAATATCCTCGGAGACGACGGAGGCCGCGTCGTTCGCGGCCTCCACGTCGTGCATGTATGCGTCCTTGTTAGCTCCCATCTACAGCCACCTCGTGTACCAAAGCGGGTAGTCGGTGGCCACCGATCCCTGCCTCTTGTAGAACTCCCACTCCTTGCCGCGCATGGCCATGAGGTACTCGTCGGCGTCCTTGGCACCGCCCGGGTAGGGAGGCATCACCGCATGGGGGATCTTGAGCACGTCAAGGTCATGGCAGATCTTGTCGCGGGTCCTGTGCCCTTCGTCGTCCTCGTCCATTGCCACCGTGATCTTCTTCGGCCTGAGATCGGGAGGCGTCGCGTAGAGCACCTGCGCCAGGCGCTTGGCGTTCGACACTCCGCCCAGGGCCATGGTGTCGCCGCCGGTGATCTTGGCGAGCGCCATCGCGTCGATCAGCCCCTCGGTCACGTAGACCTGGTCGGCGCCGATGGACAGGAGCCACTCGCACCACAGGGGCGTCGCCAGCCCTCGAGGGCGCCACTCCTTGTTGCGCGCGCTGCCAGGTTTGCAGACGGTGCGCACCATGCAGTAGTTGGCCGTCGAGAAGTCCTTGTTCCAGAACGGTATGGTGATGAAGCCGAAGGCCTTGGGCTCGTACACGCGAAACTCCGGCATGATCTCCCTCGGGTCCTTGGTGAAGCCCAGACCGAAGGTAGCAGCGTCGCCGTCGTCCAGGCCGCGCCAACGCAGGTAGCGCCGGCCGATGTCGTTCTCGGCGTAGTAGAGCTGGCCGAAGGCGTTTCCGCACGCCTCGGCGCAGTCGTCGCCGCCTGCCTCGCGCGGCTTGTCGAAGAGGGGCCTGAGCTTGCGCTTGGGCCGTTGCCTCGGCTTCCTGGGCTTGTCGTCACCTGACAGCCGGTAGCCCACGGCATCCGCCACAGCCCTGGCCTGCTCGGCGAATCCGTCTATGCCGTCGAGCTCGGCGATGAAGGAGAACACGTCCCAGGTCTTGCCGCACCCGAAGCAGTGGACGGTGTTGTCGTTCTCGTAATAGTGGGCGGAGGGGTCGCGGTCGTCGTGGTTGGGCGACGGGCAGCGGAAGGACCTCCGCAGGTCCGTGATCCCGCAGCGCACGTTTAGCAACTCGGGCATGAGCCCGCGCAATGCGTCGCGGTCGGTCTCGGTGATCATCGGCTCACCTCCCGGCCTTTGGGGAAGTTGCCGCAAGGTTTATAATCGCTCGCACAGAGCGCAGAGCTCTGGTTACCGGTGGCCCGCAGCCTCGCATCCGCCAAGATTCCGGCTGTGGGTCGCCCTATTTCCAAGGCCTTCACATCGGGCCTCCCTCCTCGTCGCATTCCTCGAAGAGCTCGCGCCAGTCGCCGGCCCAGCCCACGGCTGCCGCGATAGCCTTGCCGCGCTTCGGGTAGGGAGGCTCCAGTCCACGCACGATCCGCGACACCGCCGGGCGCGATATGCCCGTCTTCTTCGCGATCATCGCCTGGGTGCCCCGCTTCTCGCAGATCTGCCCTATGCGCAGCGTGCGCTCGCTCACGACTCGACCTTCTCGCCGAAGAGAAGGCCCTCTTTCGTCTTGGCGAACACCGCGTCACGGCAGATGCGCCAACGTCCGTTCACCTTGTCCGCGGGGATGCGGCCCTCCGTGATGCCACGCCGGATCGAGTTCACGTGCTCTCCGGTTATCTGCGCCAGCTGTTGCGGTGTTAGGAACAGCGGCAGGTCGTCGAACTTGGTTCCCATGTCGTACCTCCTAATGCTCGGTTGTCTTCTAGGCGCTACTAGGTCTACGGCCGCAAAAGTTCCGATGCGCTCCGTGGAACAGCGATTCGGTCTGTTGCTTCCGCGTGCCATAGGGTAGCACACAGAATCCCATCTGAGCTAACAGAAGTTGAAATATATGGTACAATAGCCGATAGAGGTTGTTAGAAGCGTTGCGTGGTGGTATGATTCGTTGCGTAGTGTTGAACCGTTCACGGCGGGAAAGGCACCGCTCCACCACAGAACGCACACACGAGGAGGAAACAAGACCATGGCGAAGAGCATCAAGGACCTACGGGAGGAAAAGGGATACCGCAGCGCCCGAGAGTTCGCCGAAGCGCTGGGCATCGCGGCGTCCAGCATGTCCCGCTACGACCGCGACCCGGAGACGATCCCCATGAAGCATGCCATTGCGATGGCCGACCTTCTTGAATGCTCCGTGGACGAGATCGTGGGCCGCACCCCCGTCACTTCCGGCCGCAACGAGCTGCAGGAGTTCTACGACGGCCTCTTGCCCGAGACCCGCGCACTCATGGACGAGTTCATCGAGTTCGCCCGCGCGAAGGACGAGAAGGCGCGCCGGCAGCGCCAGGACGAGCAGGACCGCAAGTACGACGACCTGTGCAGGTACTACCAGCGCATGTTCTACGAGACGGCATACGAGGGAACCCGGTTCGGCGAGCTCGTCGCGTTCTCGACGCCGAAGGAAGAGCGCTCCGCCTTCGAGAGCTTCCTGTCCGAGCAGGCGGCGGCAAAGCGCAAGCCCGGCATCGACCAGCACTGCGAGGGACTCGAGGAAGAGCTGCGCGACGGATACCTCGACGCCGACGGCACCGAGAGGCACTGGTCGGAAGACGAGATCCAGTCGATGCTCGCAGACGAGCGTTCACGGATGGACGAGGAATACGGAAAGAAGGACGAGGAGGTGATAGCCAGGGTAATGCAAGCGTTCGACAGGCAGCATAGGGTCGCCATCGAATACAGCACGATACGACTCTAGCCGCAAACAGAGTTGGCCCGAGAGTGCTGCAACACCCACGGGCCGTGTCCAACCTAGTAGCGCCTAGAAAGGACGGTGTCATTATATGGCATCAACTAACCGCATGAACAGCGCCCAGGCGCCTGTTCCACCCAAAACATCCTTGGCGGACCTCCGCAAGGCGGCAGGATACCGCAGCAGCAAGGAATTCGCAGCCGTTCTCGGCATCCCCGCGACAACCTACTCGCGCTATGAGCGCACCCTAGCAGACCCCGACAGCGGTATCCCGCTTCGAGCGGCGTGGGCCATCGCAGACAAGCTCCACTGCTCCATCGATGCGGTCGTGGGCCGCGACGGCGCCGACGACACGCAGGGCCGCGACCTCAATGCCGCTTACCGCACGCTCAGCGACGGCGGCAAGGAGCGCTTCGACGAGTACCTGCAGTTCCTGGCCTTCCGCGACCAGCTCATCGCTACCCAGCAGGGCAGGTGAGCTCGATGGCAGAGACCAAGGGAAACGGATCCATCATCCAGCTCGAAAAGGACAAGCCGAAAAGCCGTTGCCGAAAGTGGCAGTTGCGCGTATGCATCGGGAAAGACCCCCGCACCGGCAAGTACAAGGCCCGAACCCGCCGCTTCGAGGGAACGTACACCCAGGCGAAGGCAGCACTGCGCGAGTTCATTGACGAGGTCGAGGGCGACCGAGTCCAGGGGAAGACGACCTACACCTTCGAGGAATACGCCGAGCGCTATCTCAAGCGCCGCGAGCTCAACAAGGAGATAGCGGCCACGACCCTGGAGCGTCAGCGCCAGCTCTTCAAGGCCGCCAACATGCACATCGGCAAGGCGAACCTCGCCGCCATCACGCCCACCATGCTCGACGACATGTACATCGCCATGCTCGGCGGCGATACGCTCTCCGGCAAGCCGTCGGGAGGCTCCTACGTAAACGGCATCCACGACAACATCACCCTCGTATTCCAGCAAGCAGTAAAGGAGGAGATCCTCGTGACAAACCCCTGCGATAAGGCGAACCCGCCCAAGATGGATACCAAGGCCAAGCGCGCCCTCAGTCCCGCCCAGGCGCACAAGTTCATCGAAGCGCTCGACCCCGAGCCCGACCGTGAGTGCGCATACCTGCTCGCCATCACCATGGGTCTGCGCCGTGGCGAGATCTGCGGGCTCTCCTGGGGCGACATCGACTTCGATCGCAGGGTTGCCGACATACGCCACTCATACGACTACATGGGCAACCTCAAGGCCACCAAGACCAAGGCCGGCACTCGCGTGCTGCCGCTCTCGGATAAGACCATCCAAGTTCTCAAGGCCCACAAGGAGGCTCAGTTCAAGCGCTACGCCCGCACCAACCAGTGGCGCAAGCCGGAGGAGGGCTACATCGAGCAGACCGACGACAGCCCTGTGATATCCGACAACAGCGGCACTCGTGTGCTGCCCACGAGCCTCAGCCGTTGGTGGACGGAGGATCGCGCCAAGTACGGCCTCGACGGCTGGTGCCTTCACGAGTTTCGCCATACGTACCTGACCCTGCTCGCCATCAACGGCGTGCACCCCAAGGTGATGCAGGAGCTCGCCGGGCACTACAGCTCGCAGATCTCCATGGACATCTACACCCATGTGAACATGGACTCGAAGCGCGAGGCGGTAGCCGCCGTCGCGTCCGTTTTCTAGACCCGCCCGAGCACTGCCAGAACCGCCTGGTACGAACTTCTGCACGATTCGTACCAGATTCGTACCAGCAAGACCGCCAAGACGAGAGGAGTTGCAATTTCAAGCTTCTGACCTGCGGGAACGCAGACGCGATTTGAAAGGAGGTTTTCATGCGTCTGTTGAGTGGGAATAAAATTCGGGACAAAACGGTATTTCATACTCCACCCCGAAACACAACAAAACCGCAGGTCAGAAGTGGTGCGTTCGAGAAAT